CGTGGTGCAATGCTGAGGGGTTTACTCTTGCATTTGAGTCTATGTACTCTTTTAGCATTTCTATGGTCTTTACCCCCACAGCCTCTAAAAACTTTTGCTTTCCTCTTTCAGCCCCCTCTAAAAATCCAACAGAGTATTTGACTAAATTTGTTAGATCTCTATTAAACTTTTTAGAGTTTATGGAAATTATCACAGATCTACCGCCTGGTTCTCCGATCTTCTTAAAACAAGCTTAAAGTATTCTGTCTTTCCAAATGGACCAACAATAGGCTCATTTGTTGCAACCTCAAATAGGGTTGTCTTGTTGTTTCTTACGCCAGACGTTTCGTTATATATGCTATTCCCAGACTTGTCTCTAATGTTTGTTATTAGGACATTTGTAATTGCGTTGTTGGCTTCCGTTGCAGATACTCGAATATCTGAACGTATTCTTCCGACAAGAATTACCTCTCTTGTAATGTTTACGTTTGGCTTAACATCTTCTGCCATAGCTGAACCAGCAGGTGCTAGGCTACATGCAATGCTTCTGTCAAGAACCCACTGCTTCTTTACTGAGCCAAGTGCGTCCTGCTTTACTATTGGATAGTAAACATCTGCAAGCAGTGGATAGATAAAGTCAGTGGTTTCGCATTTTGGCATTACAGAACTCCGACTCTTGTAATAGACTTCCTGTACTTCTCCAGGATCTTGTCTACCAGGATGTTACCTGTTCCTTCCAAAACCTTCTTGTCAAACTGAATTCTGTACTGATCTGTGTTGTATGATGTAACATATCTCTGGAAGTAGTCCAACCTTCCGCACTTTAGATCGTCAACTAGCATTTCTGTAGCGTCTACCACTGAAGATGGCAAAGTCTTGTATCCTATGTCCAACACAAAAGCAAAGTCGTTACCAGCTCTAAAGGTAGCCCTTGTTGGCGACAAGTCTATGTAATCTGTTGGAGATACTGGCATACTTGGTACCCTGGCATCAATGACGTTGTTTGCACCAGATACCACCTTGTAGATGGCCGACTTGTCTTTTGTAAGTGCAAATACAAATGGATTTTCTTCTGCGTCTGCGTCATACACAAGTTCGTTGTTTTCGTAAACCTTGAGAACCTTGTTTACGTCTTTCCAAACTGGCATTAGGTCAAGCCCGTTACCAGTTACTTCATAGATAACCTTTTTGTTATAGAAGTCTATGTTGTCTAGGAATGAGTCTACGATTGCTCTAGATAGTCTTTCTAGCTTTCTTATCTCTGCTATTTCTGTTGCTGTTTCTGCAACTGCGTATGGGTCAAGATATGGTCTAACTACCTCGTAACTTTCGGAGAATATAATATCTCCATCAAGCAGTAGCTCTACATCGTATGAGTTGTCAAAGTTCTTGTCAAGATGAAAGGTTAGTGACTCTCCTCCTGCTGTGACAACTTCCTGCTCTGAAATAGAGAAGTCGCTGAGGTCTGTAATAGACAAAACATGATCAGATTCTGTGTGGTCACCTGGGACCCGAATTGTTACTTCTACCCCATCTGATGTGATGTTCTCAGCGACTCTCAAGATTTCCATTTTATAGACCGAATTCCTTTGCTACCTCTTCTGGGGTTGCAACACGGATGTGGCTTCTAGTCGCCCAAAGGTCTGCCTCTTCCTGAGTAACAATGTTGTAGCCTCTGTAAACCTTTCCTACGCCACTCCAGGTCACATTCTTTGTAGAGAACACTGCGACAATCTTGTCTTCGTCCTTCTTCTTTGATGTCTTTGGCTTTGATGGCTTTGGCTCTGTCTTTGCAGGCTTCTCTGCCTCAACGGCTGGCTCTTCTGTAATCTCTTCAACAATAGACTCTACATCTGCAGCCTCTTCTAGCTGATCTACGTTTTCAGAGTACTTTGCAACAACCTCTTTGATTGCTGCCTGTGATTCTTCGCTAAGTTGTGGGATTACTGGCTCTCCATCCTGCAATCTTGCAAGAAGTGGTGTGCCACTTTCTTCGTTATTTAGTTCATTTGACATAATGACCTCCTAAGTTAATTATATCAGATATAAAAAAGAAAGAGGGGCCAGGCAAATGCCCGACCCCTCCTGCTTAAAGGATAGCTAGATTAGCTGTCCGCACCTGCATCAGCAAATGCGATAGCGTCCTCTTCCTCCCACTGAATACCGAAACGTACGAATACGGTGTACTCAATGGTGTCCTTCTTTGGCTTGTACTCACGGTTTACAGTGATGTCACGCTGGAATCCCCAGATACGGTTCTGAGGGAATGTCAAGTCGACATAGCCTTCAGGGTAGTAAGGAACTTCCTGCACGTCAACACCTAGAACACGGGTAGTGCGAGCACCACCGAATGTCTGGCCGTTACCGTCTAGGTAAGCCTGGCGGTTAGCAGGTGTACCTGCTGCACCAGTGAATGCCTCTGCAATAGCGTCAGCAAGGGTACCGTTGTGCTTGATGATTCCCTGGAATGCGTCAGTACCAGCGTAGAACTTAAGGTTGTTCTTAAGTGCACGGTACTTACGTGGCATAGCCAAGATAATGTCCTGCATAACGTCTGGAGTCCAAGCGTTGTCAGCGACTGTTACAACAGCCTCGTGAGCATCGCCATTCTCCTTGACCTTGTTAACAAAGCCTTCCATGATACCGAGGAATGCACCATCGCCACTGTTACCAGTACCGTTGATCGCTAGATCCTCAATGTCGTTTGCAAATGCATTTGTCATTAGACGTACTAGGTGGTCTTCTAGAGCTCCACCTTCAATACCGTCTTCAAGTGCTTCAGCAGAAACTTCCCAGTCTAGACGAATCTTCTTGGTTGTAAGCTCTACCTTTGTGAAGGATGCACCAGCATTGGTGTAGTCACCATTTGCCTGTGCAGCTGCACGGATTACACGCTCTCCCACGTTAACCTTTTCAAGTTCCATGGTGTTTGCTCGCATGGTCACACGGCGACCATCCTTGGCGAGAACTGTGGCATCCCACACGTAGTCAATAAAACGACGTGCTTGCTCTGGGCGTAGGATACCGCTACCTGCCTCACCAGAAGGGTTGATTGCGTTTGGACCAGTTGTTAGTCCGTTTAGTGCTGTTGGAATGTTACCGATGGCACCATCGTTACGATAGTTGCCTGGAACGTTGTTACCAGCATCTGAACCTGATGCAAAAGCTCCTTCTCCGTTGTATAGACCAGAGTCGTTGCCTGCTGAATCAGGGTTATTCTTCTTAATATCTTCCGACATATTGTTCACCTCCTAAGTGATTTTTTTTATCTAAATAGATCGGCAGTTTTGAGGAAACGTCCGCCCCATAGGGATTTCTGAACCTGTTCTGGTTCAGTTTCCTGTACGATCTCGCCAAGATCGCCAGACTTACGGAAAGCTGTGTCTGCCTCTACGGCGTCCACTCTCTTTCCAAACTCGTTAAACATGTCCTTGCTTGCAGTTACCTCATTCTTTACTGCGGCAAGTGACTTGTGTAGCTCTGCAATTTGTTCGGCTTGTGCCTGAACAACTGCAGTTAGGTCGCTAAAGGCTTTTGTAACGGTGTCCTTGATGTCTGCAACAGCAGTCTCAAGAGCCTCGTCTGACTTAGATACATCCTCAGTCACAGCATCCGACTCTTCTGTCACCTGGTTTTCTTCTGAGCCTTCTGACTCTTCTGTTACTTCGGCTACAAGAACTTCTTCGGCGTCAGCATCAGTAACTTCTGTTACCTCAACTGCTGCATCTGCTGCTTCTTCTACTGGGGCATCTGCCTCTGGAGCGACCTGTGATTCTTCAACTGTAGTTTCTTCAACGACTGCTTCTTGAGCAGGAGTCTCAACTACCTCATTTGTTGTGTCAGTCATAGGACTTACCTCCTTGTTAATCTTAGATGTATTAATGCCTTTAGCACTATCAACTAAGAACTTTATCATGTTTGTTTTTTCGTTATCGTTCTTTTCAACGAAACCTATGTTTTGCATTGGGTTGCCAGTGGTTGGGCTTAGCTCTGAATCATTTTCAGAGATCTTCACAACTCCAGACTCTGAGTCCCAGAATACATTCTCAATCTCAACGTTTAGTGCGTCTCCCTTTAGGACGTCAACTCCGTCTACCTTCTGAACAGACAGAATGTTTGCAAACTGATTAGCTGGTGTGTCAACCAAAGATAGCTCTAGTAGGTCATACTCTTTGATAATTCTAATTGGGGAGCTGGTGACATCGTCATAAGCGTCATCGTATTTGTTCATACGTCCACCAATAGAGAAGCCAGAAAGGGTGCCATCTAGAACCTTCTCCCAAGTGTCCTGTGCACCCTTTGAAACATAGGCAGAAACATAAACGCCAGAATAGAACTTCTTTGTTTCTGGGTCAAAGTACTTGTCCTCTCTAAAGGACACCATCTTTCCCACTGCTACTGGCTGGTGCATTTCACGGATGTTACCCTTGAATTTTGAAAAGGCCTTTACAGATGCTTCTGCGGTTACGATATCTTTTTGACGATCAACGTTGTCTAGGGTTGCGAATCCAGAAACAATTCTTCGCTCTTTGTCCACCTTGCTGAACGGCATTGATAGACGGACATTCTCACCCTCGGTGTCCCACTGAACCTTTGAAATAGTCATAACTTTAATTATAGAGCCCTTTTACAATATTATTACATAATTATAACATATTATT